GCCATCCGCGCGTACTGGCCGGTAACCCGTAACGTTACGGAGGGTGATTTTGGCGGATTCCGGGGCTCTCCGGGTCCGCCGGGCCCGGGCGCATAAGGCGGGCGACCATTCGCTGTGCAAGCGGTGCGCGGTGCTCCGCGCGGATCCGGCCGTGACCGGGACGGCCGTCCCGGTGACTGACCCCGCGGCGGGCCTGCGGCTGCTGGCGGGGCAGCTCACGGCGGCATACGGGGCCGACCCGGGTAATTCGCTGCTGGCGAGGGAGCTGAGGATGACGCTGCAGGCGCTGATGGCACCTGCCGGGAGTGTGGACGGTGAGCTCGCGGAGTTTCTCGCCGGGTTCAGCCAGGCCTAGGTGGGCGACCCCGGCGACTCCCGGCCGGCCGCACCTGGCGGGGAAGGTCGCGTGGACCGCGACAGCGCTCGGGTTCGACGGGCTGATGCCCCACCAGCGGCAGATCATCGCCACCGGCACTGAGCAGCGCGGCGGCAGGCCCGCCTTCCGGCAGGTGGTCGTGGAGGAGCCGCGGCAGCAGGGCAAGAGCGTGTCCATCTTGTCGCTGATGCTGACCCGGGGCATTGAGAAGCCGGGCACGATGATCGCCTACTCGGCGCAGACCCGGCTAGCCGGCCGCCGCCGGATGCTCGACGTGTGGTGGCCGCGGATCCGCCGGTCCCGCGGCCTGCGGAAGCTGGTCGACGTCCGCAAGGCCTACGGGTCCGAGGCGTTCCTGTTCGCGAACGGGTCTATGCTGATGCTCGCGTCGGGGACCCAGACGTCCGATCACGGCGACACGCTGGACCTGGCGGTGATCGACGAGGCCTGGGCTCAGCGCGACGACACGATCGAGCAGGCCGTCAAGCCGGCGATGATGACCCGCGAGGGCGCGCAGCTGTGGGTGGTCTCCACGGCCGGGACGGAGTTCTCCGCGTATTTCCGCGGCAAGGTCGAGGACGGCCGGGCGATGGCCGAGCTCGGCGCTACCGACACGGCCGCCTATATCGGGTACTCGGCGCCGGATGACGCGGACCCGGGTGACCTGGCGACCTGGTACGGGTGCATGCCCGCGCTGGGGATCACGGTGACCGAGGAGACGGTTCGCGCTGACTTCGGGACCATGCCGCTGGCGGAGTTCCGCCGTGCGTACCTGTGCCAGTGGCCGGAGGTGGCCAGGCCGGGCTGGGAGGTTATCTCGCAGCAGACATGGGAGACGCTGGGCTACGGGTGAGCGCGCGTCCGTGCGTCTACGCCGGGGCCTGAACCGGGGCAGGTACGTAGGACGCTTGCTTGGCGCCGTCGCTGGTCAGCACCTCGAACGCGAGGTCCTCGTCCGGCTCGGTGCCGAGGTGTCCGACCCAGATGATGCGTCCGCACATCGCGAACCTGGACAGGTTGTAGGTCACCTGCCGGGGCTCCTCGTACGGATTGAACGGGGGCTGAACGGGTCAAGGGAAATCTCGGGCGGCTCAAGGGCGCATACGGCCCTCGTGTGGTCATCGGTCGTCAGCGTCGTGCCGTGCAGCGGGCCGCCGGCGAACAGCACAGTTCGGCTCATGTCCGCAGTTTAGGAGGCCCTGCTGCCGTGAGCGGCGAATGCGCGTTCGGGATGGAGATTTCCGAGGACCGGTCGCGGTGCGCGATCGCGAAGGCGTGGCGTGAGGGTCCGGGGCGGATGGCGGTGAAGGTGGTGTGGCACGGGCCGCCGCCGGTGGCGCCGACGGTGATGGATGCGCTGTACGTGGCGGATGACCCGGTGGAGGTGGCGCTGGATCCGAGGTCGCAGTCGTCGACGTTGTGCCATCAGCTGGGTGAGCTGGGGATCATCGTGAAGCGGCTGGGCGCGGAGGACGTGGCGGTAAGCCATGGCGAATTCATGGATCTCGCGGCGACGGGGCACCTGCGGCATTTCAATCAGCCGGAACTCACCGCCGCCGTCCGAGGCGCCCAGCAGCGGGCGCTGGCGGGCGGGCGGGCGCTGGAGCGTCGGGTGGTGACGGATCAGTCGCCGCTGACGGCGTCCGAGTTCGCGGTCTGGGCCTATTTGAGATGGGAAGAGGTCAGCAGCCCCAGCGTGTATGTGGTCTGACCAGAATCCGCCGAGTGCCTACGCGCCAGCATCCATGGAGCGGACTCTAACCGGCGTTTGCTGCGAGCCGCCCAACCCTGACGCGAACTCTGGCCAGACCTGGAGGGTAACTCATGCGCCTGTCCGTCGAGCGGGTGGTGTGGCGTGCGGTGGCGGCGCAGTGGCGTGCCCGGCTGGCGTCGGCCCGGCAGCGCGCGGCCCGGTCCCGGCATGCGCTGACGTCGGCGGTGCTGGTGATCGCCGGCGCGCTGGGGGTGCTGGGCGGCGGCGCGCTGGTGGGCCGCTGGTGCCTGGGGCTGGTGCTGATCGGCGAGTCCGGGTTCGCGGTGTGGCTGGGCCTGCAGCGGGATGACGGGGCGGGGCGGGTGCCGTCGGCGCATGAGCCGCCGACGCTGGCGCAGATCCTGGAGCGGGGGCGGCGGGCGTCGTGAACGCGGCAACGAGGCTGGCATTCAGTCACCTGAAGAGCTTCCGCCGCGAGGACGGCGCGCCCTACGGCCAGTACGCGTGGATCTACTCGCGCGTTTACGGGACGGCCATGCGCGCGCTGCACCGCTGCGGGCGGCACTGGTTCCGGCAGCGGCTAGGCGGCCGGTACTGCAACTGGTGCGGTGCGCATGCGGCTGATTGACCGGCTGATCCGCCGTGACGCCGGCTACTGGGAGGGCCAGGCTAGCGGCGCGGCGGTCCTGACGACGACGTACGGCAGCCCGGACAGGGAGGCGATCCTGCCGGGCGTGGCGTCGGCCGCCCAGCAGGCGTACGGCACCAACGGGGCCGTGTTCTCCGCGATCCTGGCCAGGATGGTCCTGGTCAGTGAATGCCGGTTCTCGTTCCAGCGGGTCGCGGACAAGAAGCTGTTCACCGACGCGCGGTTGGGGGTCCTGCAGCATCCGTGGCCGGATGGCACCGAGGGGGAGCTGCTGGTCCGCGCGGAGCAGGACGTGTCGCTGGCGGGGAATTTCTTCTTGTGGGATGCGGGTGACCGCCTCGTCAGGTGGCGGCCGGAGTGGGTGACGATCATCTCCCGGATCGTGTCCGCGCCGCGCGGCGGCCATTACCGGCAGGTGATCGGCTATGACTATTCCCCGCCGAGGCAGCTGGAGCCGGAGTACGGGGAGCCGCAGTTCGCGCTGGCCCGTGAGGTCGTGCACTGGCATCCGCTGCCTGATCCCGCCGCGGAGTTCCGGGGCATGTCGTGGCTGACCCCGGTGATACGGGACGTGCAGGCGGACAGCGGGATGACCACGTACAAGATCCGCTACCTGGAGCATCATGCCAGCCCTAACCTGCTGCTGAAGTACGCGCAGAGGCTGGCGCCGGGCACGATCGATGCGATCCGGGAGCGGGTGAACGCCCGGTACGGCGGCCCGGAGGGCGCCGGCGGGACGCTGGTGCTCGACAGCGGCGCTGACGCGACGATCATCGGGTCGAACCTGGCGCAGATGGATTTCTCCGGGGTGCAGGCCGCCGGGGCGGAGCGGGTGCTGGCCGCGGGGAACGTGCCGGGCGTGATCGTGGGCCTGGAACCTTTGCGCGGGGCGGGCCGCGGCTACCAGGAGAGCATGCGGAAGTTCGCGGACCTGTTCGGCCGGCCGCAGTGGCGGTCGTTCTGCGGGGCGCTGCAGAAGCTCACCCCCGGCAACGACGTGGATGCCGGGGCGGTGCGCCTGTGGTTCGACACGGCCGACATCGCGGCATTGCAGGAAGGTGAGCAGGAACGCGCGCAGATGTCGCTGATCCACGCGCAGGCGGTCCTGACGTACCGCAACGCCGGGTCCACGTTCGATTCCGCGGTGAAGGCGGTGCTGGCGAACGACGTGTCGCAGCTCGAGGTGGACCCGGCCGCGGCGGCGCCGCAGCCGCAGACGTCGCAGCACCTGGTCCCGCAGCCGCCGGGCAGCGGCCCGGGCGTCCCGCCGCTGCCGGAAGGCAGCCAGCTGCGGATTCCGGCCGGGACTGTTTCACCAGGTGACGGCGGAAACTCAACAAGACCGGGGATGCGGCCGGCGTCGGTGCGCAGGGACATGAACGGAGCCAGTCATGGCTGAGACCGTCACGGTGGACGTCCGCATCGCGGACCTGCCGCAGATCCAGAAGTTCAACGCATCTGTCATTGCCCTGCTCGAGGCACTGGGCGATTGCGCCGGCCTGCCGGAGCCGGTGACATCGGCGATGGAACGGCTGTGGCGCGACGTCGCCGCGCTGTCTCCGGACGCCCCGTCTGAGGAGGAGCTGATCCGCCGGAGGGCGGGGACTTTGACCGCTGCGTCCGGCTGGCGGTGGACGAGGCGCACATGGACCCGGAGCGGGCGAAGGGGTTCTGCGCTGAGCGTCATCACGCCGCGCTGGGCATCTGGCCGGCCACGCACGCGGCCATGGAGAAGCAATCGACCAGGAGGTCCGCAGTGACGACACCGGCATCCGGCGATTACGACGCCGACGGCCTGGACAGCTCCTGGGACGGCGACCATTCCGACCTGCCGGACCTGACCGGCCTCGGCGTGTCCCACATGGAGGCCGCGGAGAAGGCCATGGGCATGACCCCGGCCGCCGGGGAGCAGGCGTCCCGCGCCGCGCCGAAGCTCGGCACCGGCGCGCGGTTCGCGAAGCTGAAGTCGTCGCTGGCCGCGAAGGGCGCGACGGACCCGGGTGCGCTCGCCGCGTACATCGGGCGGAAGCGGTACGGCAAGGCCGCGTTCGGCAAGCTGGCGGGCAAGGCCCGCAGCGGCGGCAGCGCCGCGCGCGCCGCGGGTGAGATCTTCCGCTACTACCCGCTGGATGACATCCGGGTCATGCGCGCGGCCGACGGGGAACCCTCCGGCCGGGTCGTCGAGGCGTACGCCACCGTGTTCGACGAGCCCGCCGAGATCCACGACGCCCAAGGCCACTACACGGAGGTCATCGACCGGTCGGCGTTCGACGCGGTCCTCGCGAAGATCGCCCGGTCCCGCGGCGGGTTCGGCGGCGCGGTCCGCGTCCTGTTCAACCACGGCAAGACGATGGAGGGCGTCCCCGCCCCGGAGTTCCAGCGGCCCATCGGCAAGGCGCTCGACATCCGCCCTGACGGGCGGGGGCTGCTGACCCGCACCGAGTACGCGAAGAAGCCTTTCGCCGAGGAGATCCTCGACGACATCCGGGAGGGCCGCATCACCGGGCAGTCCTTCGTCGGCGGGATCCACCGGTCCGACCCGGAGCTCCGTGGCCCGGGTGACAAGTACCGCGGCCGCAACGGGGTGCTGCAGACGGTGCGGCGGATGGCCCTGGGGCTGCGGGAGTACGGCCCGGTCCTGTACGGCGCGTACACCGGGGCTGAGTTCCTCGGCGTCCGCATGGCCCTGCCCGGCACGGCCGGGGACCTTGAACTTGACCTGCCCGAGGACGAGGAGAGCACCCCCGCAATGGAGGGGGATGCCGCCGGCGGCACGCCCGAAGACGTGACCTCGACTCCCCGGTATCACGCCCACCGGCTGCTCGCGCTCCGCATCGAGGAGATGTGCCGCGAGACCGGTATCGGACCCCTGAGGAGTCAGTGGTAGCAAATGGCAACCCTGGATGACATCATCCGCGAGCAGAACACGATCCACGAGGAACTGGAGCGGATCGCCTCGGACCCGGACACCACCGAGGACAAGGACGGCAACATGCGGGACACGCTGGTGTCCCGGTGGAAGGAACTCGACGAGGACCGGGCGAAGATCGTATCGCGGATGGAGGAGCTGGAGCTGATCCGCAAGGCTGCCGCCGACCCGGCCAACCGCGAACCCGGTGACGGCGGCGGCGGGCCCGGCCGGTGGGAGGGGCGCTCCCCGCAGTTCATGATGCGCCCGGACCCGTTCGGCGACCTGGACCAGGTCAAGCGGCACCTGGTCACCGGCAGCGACATGGTCGCCCGCGCGCAGACCGCGGTGGAATACTGCAACCGGGCCGGGCGGCTGGCTGACGAGTTCGCGGAGGAATCCACTCGCAAGGCCACCTCGGACCCGAAGATCGCCCGGCACATCCTGATGTTCGGCAACGACGAGTATTACGAGGCGTTCCGCGACTACCTCAACGACCCGCTGGGGGAGGGCGTGCAGCGTGCCGCCGGGGCGCTGTCGCTGGTACTGGCCCAGGGCGGCTACATGGTTCCTTTCACGCTCGATCAAATGGTCGCCTAGCACCGTAAGGTGCTAGTGAAAATCCCGAGAATTGCTGGAACGTCCTGATAGACGGTCGCACCACAGCGTGACGCGAAAGCGTGAGCGCGACGGTTTGAGAAGCGGCCGGTAGGGATAATCAGCAGCCGAGCTTGCCTGGGTCCGCCCCGACAAGAAGGTTCAACGACTATGTACGGGATATCCCACTTCCAGTCATCCTGTACTCTTGGTTCGTGCCGGACCGAGAGTGCGTAATCTGCGGGGAGATGTTCACCCCGCGACGGCAGGTCGACAAGACCTGCAAGATGGAATGCCAGATCCAGTGGCGCCGTCACCTGAGCCGCGAAAGGGCCAAGCGCCACTACGAGCCCCGGCCGCAACGCCCGGATACCAAATGCGAGTCCTGCGGGGCACGCATTCAGGTACGCCGGGCAGGTCCGCTGCCCCGCTACTGCCCAGAATGCAGGGCCGCCCGGGATGTGGCCCGGAGCCGGGACCGGACAGGCGTCAGGCGCTGCCATAAGTGCCAGGCCGCCCTCTCCGAGACGGTCCGCAAACCCGGCCTGGCGGTCTGTGACAACTGCCGGGCTGACCGCCGCGAGCGCAGCCGCGATATCGAAGAACGGCGACGGCTCCGCAGGTACGGGCTAACCCAGGAGGAGCATGACCGGCTCCTGGCCAGCCAGGGCGGTCGCTGCGCAGGATGCGGGACGGACCAGCCAGGGCGCAAGAACTGGTGCATCGACCACTGCCACAAGTCCGGCCAGGTCCGGGCGCTGCTGTGCTATCGGTGCAACCTGGCGCTTGGCATGGTAGACGAGAACCCCGGAACCCTCCGGGCGCTGGCCGGCCTGGCGGAGCAGTTCAAAACGGCACAAGTGGGATAAAGATATAGTCTGGCCTCCGCGGAGACGCGGAGAGGCTGGCAGAAATGACCAGCCCCGCGCCCTGCCTGGGCGTGAGTAACAAAGCGCCAACCATCGTGCTCACCACGGACGGGACGACGAACCCGTACCGCCGTCTGGCCAGCGTGAAGCAGACGACGACGAACGCGTGGCAGGGGGTCAACTCGGCCGGGGTGCAGGCCGCCTACCTCGACGAGGCCGCCAGCGCCTCCACCGCCGCCTATTCCGGCGTCGGGCAGATCCAGATCGGGGTGAAGAAGGCCGCCGCGTGGATCTACGGGAGTCTCGAGGCGAACGAGGACACCAACTTCGCTGACCAGCTCCCCCGCCTGCTGCAGGACGGCAAGGACATCCTGGAGGAGCAGAACTTCGCCGCGGGGACCGGGGGGACCGCGCTGAACGCCGGGGCGCCGTCCGGGATCGCGTTCAGCCTGGGCACCGCGCAGCGGGTCGTCCTGGGCACTCCCGGCGGCCCGTACGTCGCCCAGGACATCTACAACCTCGAGGCCGCGCTCGGCCCCCGGTTCCGGCTCAACCCCTCCGTGGGGTTCGTCGGGAACATCGGCACCATCAACAAGGTCCGGGGCCTGTCCCCGTCCGGCGCCGGATCCTCGTTCTGGGCGACGCTCGGCGATGGCACCCCGTCCCGGCTCCTCAACCACGTCATCGAGGAATCCCCGTCGGTCACCACCGCCACCGGCACCACCGGCACCGCCGCCACCGGCACCGGGTCCGCCGCCCTCATCTTCGGCGCGTGGGACCACTTCATCATCGCGGACCGCATCGGGGTCAGCATGCTGTTCGAGCCCATGATCAAAGACAGCTCCACCGGAGCGCCCAAGGGGCAGCAAGGCTGGTTCTATTATTGGCGGAGTGGCTCAGGTGTAAGTTCCACCAACGCATTCCGGCTACTCACGGTCGGCTGATGACCTGCTGAGATAAGCCGGTCCTGGTTTTACTCCAGAAGCAAGAGGAATCCTGCGGGATGGCCGTCACCTCCGGGTGCGGCCATTCTGCGAGAAAGGGCGAAGCTCAGTGAGCGAGCAGGATGCGGGGGCGGTGCACGCGGCGGGGGAGGCGGCGGCGCAGCAGCGGCAGGATCATTACCTGGCGAACATCTCCGGGCAGGGTAATCCTGCGGGGGATCCGGCGGGGGCGCCGTCGACGCAGATGCCGGATGCGCCGCCGCCGCCTGACCGGAGCACCACCTGATGGCGGGGATGACCGTGACGGTCCCGGATGACATCCCGACGGGGGTGACGGCGGAGGAGGCGGCCCGGCTGGCGACCCTGGCGCGGGGCGGTGACGTGCTCGAGCTGGGGGCGTGGTTCGGGTTCTCCACGGTGGTCCTGGCGCAGGCGGCCCGGCGGGTCACGTCGGTGGACTGGCACCGGGGGGATGCGGGGACGGCGGACTGGGACCGGGACGCTGGCCTGGGCGAGGCGGGGACGTGGGACGCGTACCGGGGAAACCTGGCCCGGTACGGGGTCGCGGCCAAGGTCGATGCGCGGCGGGGCCGGTTCGAGGACGTGCTGCCCGCCCTGGCCCGGGAGGGGCGGCTGTTCGACGGGGTGTTCCTGGACGCGCAGCATGACGCGGCGGCGGTGGCGGCGGATCTGACGCTCGTCCTGCCGCTGGTCCGGCCGGGCGGGTGGGTGGCGTTCCACGACTACGGGCGGGGCGAGGCGACGGGCCACCCCGGGTGGGGGGTGACGGAGGTCGCGGACGCCTTCGGGGTCGCCGGGGTCACCGGTCACCTGGCGTGGGGCATCGTCCCCGGCCCCGCCGCGGCGGGCGGGGCCGCGGACCGGACGCTGACGATCGTCGGGATGCCCTACCAGGCGGACGGGTCCGGGTACCACCGGCTGTACCAGCCGTTCAGGCACCTGACCGCGAACTCGCGGCACGTGTTCGGCATACCGGCGCCGGGCGCCAGGCTGCCGCACCCGACCCCGGCGGACGTGGAGGACATCGACGTGCTGGTGTTCCAGCGGCCGACGTTCGCGCTGGGAACGCGGCTGTTCGACCGGCTCGGCGGGCACGTCGCCCGGGTGCATGAGACCGATGATGACCTGATCACCACGGACACGTCGAACCTGCCGTTCACCACGGACCCGCGGGCGGCGGAGTCGGTGCGGTACTGCCTGCGCCGCGCGGAGATGGTGACCGTGTCCACGCCGTACCTGGCGGACCTGTACGCCCCGTTCAATTCCAATATCGTGGTGCTGCCGAATTACGTGAAGGCGGGGCTGCTGGAGATGCCGCGCAAGCGCAGGGACCGGGTGACCATCGGGTGGCAGGGCGGCACGTCGCACCTGATCGACCTGTGCGTCATCCAGGACCCGCTCCGCGACGTCCTCGACGCGCACCCGGATGTGGACATGCACTGGATCGGGGTGGACTATTCGCCGATGCAGTGGATCAAGGCACCCTGGCTGCGGTCCCGGTGCCGGTTCACTCCCTGGGCGGATGACGTCGGTGACTACTACAAGGCCATCGACTTCGACATCGCGATCGCGCCCCTGGCGGACATCCC